AACCGCGGGCGACTGAGGTACTTGGCCAAGGACTGCGAGAGCTCCATGTTGGTGACCAAATCGTCAGTAAAGTTGCCAACTGGCACCACAGGTCCTGAAGGCTCATTCTTGAAGACCACGTTCTCTTGGACGACGTCGGTCGAACCTGTCGTGGTGTTTGGCACGGACAGAGTGTCATACACGATATCCGCCTGGGCTTCTCCCCACCAGTCCTTCTTCTTGTTTCTCTGTCGTCGTTTCGTTCGTAGTTTGTTGATGGCTGACTCTACTACCTTAGGGGCCAAATCCCTTTCTAGCGGTGTAGGTAAATTTTTGTTTGTCTTGTTGATGTTTTTGCTGAAATCGATATTGTCGGGGTCACGCGCGATCTCACACGCAGTGCCCGTAGGAGTCCTTGTCGTGCACAGCCGGGCACTGCCGTGAAAACGATAATTGGGGGAACGCCCCATGACTGTTGATCCCCAAGCGTCCACTCTCCACTCCATCTGCAACTCCAGGTCAGATGCGTGGCAGTAACTACGCTCAGTTTCAGTGGTTTCGACATCGTCGGGCACCAACATGCGAGCCCTGAGTTTGGGCGAGGATCTTACGAACCGCGCGACCATGGCGTTCCAAGTTGGCGCAGGGAACTCCAACATCCGGTGCTCAAGCTCCTCGCTCTTGGGCATCCGGTCCACAACGTCGGCAATTTGTTTATAGAACTGCCGACCGTGGAAAAAGGCTTCGGAGAGTGCAGAGCTTATGGCCGCGGCCTGCTGCTGTTCCGAACTGGCGGTGTGCGAGGGCACTGTGTAACACAACATCTTGTAAATGCTGCGTTTATCAAGTGCCGCAACCTTCATACCTGGGAAGCTTTCGTGGTCAACAAAACTCCTCTTGAGAAACGTCACCTCTCCCAGGCAGATGTACGGGCGTGAGGCAGCATCCTTGTCCGCCATGGTGTACGTGATTCCAATGTCACGGAACACAGCCTGTATTGTGGTGTGATTGTAGCCACTACGCGAAGGATCTACCTTCAGGTAAACGTCGTCACCAAGAGTGTTGCAAAACACTTTTGTGAAAAACTCCGTAGCGAGTCTACAATACTCATCGCTTGATTCCACCTCCTTGTGCACAACAACGTACGCGTACATGTGTAGCAGCACGTTTGCCAGACAATTGAAGAAAGTGGTCAGTTGTTGTCCGGAGGCCTCACCACCGAGGAGCGTGACCAGCTCACCGAAGAAGTTGATGGTGGCATTTGAAATATCTGCCAACCACACACGAAGAGCCATCATCTCATCCTCACTGTAGTTGCCACCCAAGTCAGCCACGTACGTGAAGATCTTGGACACTGCATTGCTGAGCAACAGTCCAAGAACAGACTCAAAAGCCTTGAAGTCACCAGCAATCCACTGGTCACCGGGGATTTTCTCAGCTTCCAAGTGTGTGTCATCCCATTCTTCGGAGTGGGTGTTGAGACCAACGGCGAGACAGAACAAGTTGCGCCTTTTGATCATGACACGACACATACCAAGCGTGCTCATACGCATGTTCACAAGGAAGACCTGTGGGCACATGTAAATGCACCTTGCACGACCAGCTTCCACCTTCGCCCTCGACAACATCTCGTTCTTCCAGCAAGCGTCGTAGATAGCATGCGGTCTGATGCCCGCAAAAGCATCCTCGCGCATCTCGTCCACTTCAGCAAGTGTGGGCGCATGAAACTCGCGAAACGATTCCCACACGTCGCGGCGTTCAGGTTCTGAGAGATATTGCAGCTTTGGGCCTCGCTTCCCG